TCGTCACGCTGCAGCTGTCCGTTCAGTATTTTCGAACCTTGAATCTCACAAGCATTGGAAATCAGACGGTTAACAAGGGTATACAAAAATCTGCCAGCCGGGAAAAAGGCAATCGCACAGGGCCTCATTGCCGAAGCTGCCCGCCTCCGGGTCCTGCTGGACCAGCTCTGGGCTGACATCGAGCAGAATGGTATGACGGAGATGTTCCGACAGTCTGAAGACCAGGAGGCATATGAGCGCGAGCGCCCAGCGGCAAGACAGTACCTCTCATCCAACAAAAATTATCAGGCTATCATCAAGCAGCTTGATGCCATGGTGCCGACAGATGTGCCAGGACAGAAAGGCAGCAAGCTCGGTGGCTTGCTGAAAGGCCTGGATGAATGAACCCGATTTATGAGTACTACCAGGCTATCCGGGACGGCAGCATCACCGCGCCTCGGTATGTGATCCGATGGTATGAGATCGTCGTCCGCGGGCTGGAGGAAAAGCGGTGGTTTTACTCAGCAAAACGAGCTGCGAAGGCGATACGATTCGTCGAGAATTTTTGTCACCATCACGAGGGAGCGATGGCGCCAGGGCTTATTGTGCTGGAGCTTTGGCAGCGGGCGTTTTTATCTGTCATTTTCGGCGTGCTGGATTCTGCCGGCCATCGGCAGTTCCGGGAGGTATTCCTTGAGATCGGCCGGAAAAACGGCAAGACACTGCTGGCCGCTGCTATCGCTGAGTACATGATGGTCTTTGATGATGAGTACGGGGCCCGGGTCTTTTTCTGCGCCCCGAAGCTGGACCAGGCGATGCTCTGCTACAATGCGTTTTTTCAAATGGTTCAGGCGGAACCTGAGATCTCTGTGCAGTGCAAAAAGCGCCGCACCGATGTGTATTTTTCGGCGTCAAATTCATCCGCTCAGCCGATCGCGTTCTCCGCGAAAAAATCGGACGGCCTGAATCCTCACCTTGCTGTCTGCGATGAGATAGCGGCCTGGGCCGGGGACCCTGGAAAGAAACAATACGAGGTTTTGAAATCGGCACTCGGCGCCAGAGTACAGCCGATGTTGCTGTCGATCAGCACCGCCGGGTACATCAACGACGGCATATTTGACGAGCTCCACAAGAGGGCGACGGCCATCCTGGCCGGCACCAGCAAGGAAAGTCGGTATGCCCCTTTTCTGTATGAGATTGATGACCCGGAAAAGTGGTCAGATGTGAATGAGCTGGCCAAGAGCATGCCGAATCTCGGTGTTTCGGTGTCGGTCGACTACATGCTAGAAGAGATCGCAGTCGCCGAAGGCAGCCTCAGCAAAAAAGCGGAGTTCTTGTGCAAATACTGTAATGTCAAACAGAATAGCTCCTCGGCATGGTTTGACGCTGCGACGATCACGAAGGCCTTCGGTTGGAACTTCACCTTGGAAGATTTCAGGAATTCTTATTGTTTGGGCGGGATCGACCTATCTCAGACGACCGACCTCACAGCATGCTGTGCGCTGATCGAGCGCGAGGGAATCATCTGGATTTTCTGCCAGTTTTTCCTTCCAGCAGAAAAACTGGCAGAAGCATCAGCCAGGGACGGGATTGCATATGATGCAATGGTATCACGAGGCCTGCTGAAGCTGTCCGGAGACAATTTCGTCGACTATCATGATTGCTTCAGATGGTATACGGACCTGATCGAAAAATATCAGATCTATCCGCTGCAGATTGGATACGACAGATACACCGCGCAGTATCTGGTCCAGGACATGGAGCAGTATGGTTTCCACATGGAAAGCGTCTTCCAGGGGTTTAACCTTACCGGAATACAGGATAATCTCGAGGGGATGCTGAAGAACGGGCAGATCCGGTGCGCGGATGACAACGATCTCCTCAAGTTGCATTTTGTCGATGCTGCTCAGCAGACAGAGACAGGGACCAGTGCTCACGCCCGAAAAAAGCTGGTCAAGATGAGCAAAAATGCTCACGTCGATGGAGTGGCCGCAATCCTTGACGCGCTATGTATGCGGCAGACACACTGGGCCGAACTCGGCGATCAACTCAAAAATGAGGATTAGACAATGGGGTTCTTTGATAAGATATTCGGCCGGCAGGAAAAACAGGGCGGCGCGCAGCTGGCCAGGCAGACATTTGATTTCCTTGAGGGTTACACTCCGGCGTGGCACAGCTTTAAAGGGTCGATATATGAGAGCGAGCTAATCCGCGCAGCTCTGGACGCGCACGGACGGCATGCCGCAAAATTGACTCCGGTCATTCAGGGATCAGCAGCACCAGCGCTACGAAACAGGCTTTCAACTCAGCCGAATGCATGGCAGACGTGGCCGAAATTTCTGTACAGGTTGGCCGTCACACTGTACGCCAGAAATACAGCTTTCATCGTGCCGGTTGTCGGCGAGTATGGAGAGACGAACGGTATCATTGGAGTCGTCCCGCATACTTGGGAGCTGGTGGAGTATAAGAACGAGCCGTTTTTGCGCTTCAAATTGGGCAAAAACAAGAATGCAGCCATGGAGCTCAGCCGCGTCGGGATCCTGACCAGGTATCAATACGAGAACGAGCTATTTGGTGCCAGCAACGAGGCCCTGCGGCCAACGCTTGATCTGATTGAGATACAGAGGCAGGGCATCACCGAAGGCATCAAAAATCACTCGAGCTATAAATTCTGGGCAAAATCCAGCAACTGGAGCAAGGACGATGACCTTGCGAAGGAACGGCAACGATTTGACCATGCCAATTTCAGCGGAGACAGCGGCGGGATGCTGCTTTTCCCGAACACCTACTCTGACATCCATCAGATAACAGCAAGTCAGTATAACGTCAACGAAAAAGAAGCTGAGACCATCAAGGCGAACGTTTTTGACTATTTCGCCGTAAATGAAGACATCATACAAAATAAGAGTTTCGGTGATTCCTGGCTGGCATTTTATGAGGGAGCAACCGAATGGTTCGCCATCAATGCGTCAGAGGTCATCACGCAGATGCTTTACTCTGAGCGGGAGCGCCAGTTTGGCAACCGCGTTTTTTTCACTGCAAATAGACTGCAGTACATGAGCAACGCGGACAAGCTCAACACCGTCAGCCAGATGGCCGACCGTGGTTTGATGACCAGGAACGAGCTCCGGGAGATTTTTAACCTCACTCCCCTGCCGGATCCGCTCGGCAGCCAGATCCCGGCACGCGGAGAATACTATGACATAACGGCCAATCAGGCCACAAACGAAGGAGGTGCCGACGATGCCGGCAACGTGTGAGCGGGAGTATCGCCGCATCCTGGTATCCAATTTGGAGACCAGGGACGCCGATGATGGCAGCATGATCGTGGAGGGATACGCCACGACATTTAATACCCGATACGTCCTGTATAAGGATAGAGGCTACACACTCGACGAGGAGGTCGACCGCGGGGCATTTGATGACGCTGATATGTCAGACGTCATCATGCAGTACGATCACGCCGGCCGCGTTTTCGCCCGAATAAAAAATAACACGCTCGAGGTCAAACCGGACACCCACGGACTCTACATCCGTGCCCGGCTGGACGGTACCGAGATTGGCCGCCAGCTTTATCAGGAAATTAAAGGCGGCTATACAGACAAGATGTCCTTTGGCTTTACAGTCGATAAGGACGAACGACGGGTTGATGAGGATCACGACACCGGCGAAGTTACTGTGCACCGGAGGATCCTCAAAATCCGCAAGCTCTTTGACGTTTCTGCCGTGTCAATCCCAGCGAATGACACGACCGAGATCAGCGCACGCAGACTCAGTGACGGAGTGATCGCGGAGATCAAGGCGGAGCGACTGGCTGCAGAGCAGCGCGTGCGCGAGGTAGAACTGATCAAACTTATGACGGAGGTATAAGATAATGACTCGAATCGAAGAAATCGAGGCGAGACTCGCCGAAATTCGCGAGAAGGATCTGAATGATCCTAATGCAGATCTGGCTGCTCTCAAAGAAGAGATCCGCAAGCTGCATGAAGAGCGCGAACAGCTCAAAAAAGCAGCTGCAGAAGCTGAAAGCATCCGCAAGATGGTTGCATGCGGTTACGGCTCCGTCACTGAGAGCCACAACGCCGAGCCTGCGGTATCCGGCAAGGAAGTCCGCAATACTCCGGAGTATATCAACGCATATGCCGAGTATATCAAAAGCGGGAACGATTCCGAAGTCCGCAGTTTGCTGACCAAAAACGTCGCCGGGGGCACCATTCCGGTCCCCGAATTCCTTCAGGAAATGATTGAAACGGCCTGGGAGAGCGACGAGATCATGAGCCGCGTCACCAGGACGTTTATTCGTGGGAATGTAAAAATCCCGTTTGAGCTGTCTGCCGACGGAGCATATGTGCACACTGAGGGCACGACCGCCCCGACGGAAGAGTCTCTGACCTTCGGTCTTGTTTCCCTCATCCCGGAAACGATCAAAAAGTGGGTCAGCTTTTCCGACGAGGTCATGGCAATGAAGGGCGAAGAGTTCCTGCGGTACATCTATGACGAGCTCACCTATCGCATCGTCAAGAAGCTGGCTGACAAGTGTGTCGATGACATCACAGGTGCAAGCACCACCAGTGGTTCCACCGCGATTGGAGTTCCGCAGGTAACTATGGAACCGGCCGTGGCCACGATCCCGACTGCAGTCGCAAATCTGTCGGAAGATGCTCGCGACATCGTCGTCATTATGAACCGGCTCACTGAAGTTGAGTTTATCAAGGCATACGCTGCTGGCAACTTCGCTGTGGATCCTTTTGCAGGGCTCACGCGTGTATACACCAGCCATCTCCCGGCATACGCCACCGCTACCGGCGGCACGGATGTGTATGCCATCGTCGGCGATCTGTCCGGCATGCGTGTCAACTATCCGGAGGGCAACGATGTAGTCATCAAGTACGATGATCTGACCCGCAAAAAGGAGGACATCGTCGAGGTGCTCGGCCGTCAGTACGCGGCACATGGCATCGCTAAGCTCGGGCGTTTCGTCAATATCATTAAGCCAGCGGCACAGACGACCTGATGCGGGTAAAGCTGATCAGGCAGGCCAGGATCACCGTCAAGCAGGGGGAGATCGTCGAGGTCTCCCCCGCAGAGGCGACGTTCCTGGTCACGACTGGGTCCGCTGTCTATGCTAATGCGGAAAAAGAAACGCCCGCCGCAGCGTCAAAGTCGACAGCGCCAAAGAAAAAGGAGAAATAATGAGGCTGCTCATTGGTGTCCCGTGCGTAGACTATATGCACACGGAGTTTGTAAAAAGCCTGACCGAGCTGATCCTGCAGCTGCAGCGCGACGGTGTAAACTTCACGCTTTGTATCAATCCTGGGAGCCTGATCCATATCGCTCGGGACAAAATAGCATCTAAGGCCATCAATGATGGATTTACTCACGTCCTATGGCTTGACAGTGATATGGTCTTCGGCCCGGAGCTGCTGGATGATCTGCAATTTTGCGGGAAACCGTTTGTAACAGGGGTATGCGCTTCCAGACGTCGGCCGTTTGTCGGGTGCGTTTTTTCACAGATCGATGACGTCAACCAGATCGAGAGAGTTGAAACGATCCCGGGCGCACCGTTCCAGGTGCAGGGCTGTGGTTTTGCTTGCGTACTGATTGAGGTGGACATCCTCAGAGCTGTCATGATGGCTAATCACGGAAAATGCTTTTTGCCGATGGAGGCATATGGCGAGGACCTGGCTTTTTGCATCAGAGCAAGACGCCTTGGGTATCAGATCTGGGCAGACCCGGCGGTGAGGCCGGGGCACATCTCGCATACAGCTGTCTACTATCCGGACGACCATGAGCGATATATGAGGGAGCTGGATGACCATGGCTGATACTACTACACTCAACGCGGTTAAGCTGTCCATGGGGATCACGGCCACCGCATATGATGACGAGATTGCTGATCTGATCGACGCCGGGCTGGCTGACCTTGAACTTGTGTGCGGCACCGATCTGGATGCAACGGATAAGCTGGTCCTACAGGCGCTCAAAACATACTGCCGGATGTCTTTCCGGAGTCCGGCCGATTATGACCGGCTTCGGCAGTCTTATGAGTCACAAAAGGGGCAGTTAATGATTGCCACCGGATACACAGACTGGGGTGAGATCGATGGTTAGGGCTGATGTGGTTACGCTGATCACTGAGACCCCCGCTCAGCACGGCGTATACGATGATATCACCGAGACGTCGCGCCTTGTTATGTGCACGGTGCGCTCTGCGTCGTACCGCGACATCGCGGCGGCCGGATCGGATGGGCTCCTGCCGGAGATCGTTTTCCGCCTGGCGCACGATTTTGAGTACCAGGACGAGAAAATTGCCGAGTATCATGGCAAGCGGTACAACGTCGACCGGGTATATGTCGGCGACCAGCAGGACTGGATCGAGCTGACCTGCTCAAGGGGTGATCCTGATGTTTGATGAGCTGCTTGACACTCTCAACGAGACAGGGATCCCGTTTTGTGCATATCGGTGGGATCATCGCCCGGCTGCACCATATGGCACCGCTCAGATCGAGGGCGGAGCGGATACTATGCCAGGAGATGGCCAGATCATCCAGCAGGGCATCCGCTGCAGCGTCGACCTGTATGCGCCAGACTCCTCTACAACCTACCCTGCCCAAGTGCAGGCGGCACTCAACGGAGTGTATGCGTGGCGGCTCAACTCTGTACAGTACGAGGAGACCACGCGTCTGGTCCATTATGAGTGGCTTGTCGAGCTGGAGGGACTGTGATGCCCAGCATTAAGGTAGACGGCCTGGATGACGTTTTTGCCAGGCTCAAGGCCATCGGCGGAGACATCGAAGGCGTGCAAAAGCAGGCGGTTTATGCCGGCATGGCTGTGATCCGTGACGAGGTTGTGCGGCAAATCGAGAGCCTTCCCGCTCAGGCCGGATACATTAAGGCTAAGGACCTCCCCCGCGATGTCATTACGCCGCGGGAAAAGGAGCAGCTCATCAAGCACATCGGTATCGCACAGATGGACAGCAAAAACGGCACCGTGTCCACCAGAATCAGCTTTGACGGGTATACAGACATCAAAACCAAAAAATACACTAATGGGCTGCCGGCAGTGCTGGTAGCTAGATCGATCAACTCTGGCAGCAGCGTGCGCACAAAGCACCCGTTTATGCGACAGGCGCAGGCCGCTGCAAAAGCCAGGGCGCTCGCGGCTGCCGAAAAAGCCGCACGCGACGCCCTTGAGAAATTAACGGAGGTATAAAATGGCAAGAATTGGATTGCTTAAACCCCGCATCGCCAAATATGCCGAATCGAGTGGCACGATCACCTACAGCAACGGCCAGATCCTGGGTAAGGCGATCAGCCACGACCTGACGTTGGAAAACAATGATCCGGTGATCCTGTATGCGGATGACGGTGCGGCAGAATCTGTTGGAGGATTTTCCTCCGGTACGCTGACGCTCAACGTCGATGAGCTGCCGATCGCGGACGCTGCGCTGATCTTTGGCATCACGGCCGATACAATCACAACTCCGGATGGGACCGCAGTCACCTTTGATGATGACACCAACCCGCCTTATCTCGGGTATGGCGTGATCGTCCCTAAGATCCGCAACAACACCAAGAGCTGGATGGCGGTGCTCCTCACCAAGATCAAGTTTAGCATCCCTGGGGATAGCTACACGACCAAGGGCGAGACAGTCGAGTTTGGCACACCTGAGCTGACCGCAACAGTCATGCGCGACGACAGCGCCAAGCATGCCTGGCGCAAATGGGCTGAATTCGCCACCGAGAGCGCCGCAAATACCTGGCTCAACTCTCAGCTGAGCATCACCTAAGGGAGGCACTATGGCTAAGTATCCACGTATCGGCCGCCTGACGATCGGCGGCACCGACTACCCAGCCGCGGTTAATACCCGCGTGCTGATGGATCTGGAGGCCCGCGGCATCAGTATTGATACCGTCCTCACGGATGACGGGCGGAGATGGGCAAACCTGGTGGCTTTGGTCACTTTGGCCATCAACTGCGGCATCCGGCTGTCCGGAGACGGCATTGCAGTCGTAACCGAGGACATGATTGCGGACTCAGTCGACATCTCTGAGCTCGCTGATCTGGCTGGCCAGATATCTGTTCTTCTCGGTGGCTCACGTACGGTGGAGGCTGAGCCACCAAAAAACTGAGATACCAGGCAGCGGGTGGCAGATATCCTCCTGCTGCCTGGTTTTTGTATTATGGGCTAAAAATCGGCCTCACGTATGATGAGGCGATGACTATCCCGCATCCGCTTCTCCTCGATCTGATCGCCTGCGAGCAGATCAAAAACGAGGGATTTGAACAAAAAACATTTGATAACTCCGATTTTATGAGCATTTTATCTGTGAGGTGATGACTAATGGCTGCGGGTGATGTAAGTATACGTTTTGCTGCGGAGGGCGATGCCTCCCTAAAATCGGCAGTACAGGCCATCGACGCGCAGATGCGGGCCCTCAATGAGCAGCTCAAGGCAAGCACAGAGGGCATGAAAAATCTGAGCACTCAGGAGGACGCTTCGGCAAAACGCACCGAGGCTCTGACCGGCATTATCGCCGGGAATCAGGAAAAGCTCAAAATTCTGGGCGAGCAGTACGACCAGGCCAAGGGGAAATTGGATCAGCTGGCCGAAGCAATGCGCAAAGCCCAAGAAAGCGGTGACCCGGCGGCAATCGACAAGGCAACGACGGCATATAACAAACAGAGTGCCGAAGTGTCAAAGCTCGAGGGCGCCATGGCCAAGGCTGAGGGCGAGATTGCCCGGGCCGGGAACGCCATGACGGACGCAGGCAGCGACAGCGAAGACGCTAAAGGAAAATTTGAGCAGCTGGCCAGCACCATGAGCATCCAGCTTGCAACGGATGCGGTCGGCAAAGTCGTGTCCGCAATGGAGCGCGTCGGGCAGGCAGTCATGGACGCCGGCAAGGCACTGTGGGATATGGCCAGCGATGCGTCGACGTTTGCCGACGATCTGATCACCCAGGCGACGAAAACCGGGATCAGCACCCAGGCCCTGCAGGAGTATGCCTATGCCGCCCGATTTGTGGATACCGAGGTCAGCACCGTCACGTCGTCCATGGTCAAGCTGACCAAAAACATGACTAGCAGCTCAAAAGACACACAGGCGGCGTTTACAGCTCTTGGTGTCGCGGTCAAAGACTCAGGTGGCAATATGAGGGACGCTCAGACGGTCTTTTGGGAGGCTATCGATGCGCTCGGCAAAGTCGAAAATGCCACAGAGCGGGATCAGCTGGCAATGCAGATTTTTGGCAAGTCAGCACAGGACCTCAACCCACTCATCAAGGCGGGGTCAGAGACGTGGAACGCGTACGCCCAGGAGGCGCGTGATGCCGGCCTGATCCTGGAGGATGATGCGGTCGGCGCTCTGGGGACTTTTAACGACGGCCTGCAGCGGATCGACGCAACCATGGAGGCCGCACAGCGGCAGATTATGGGGGCGCTGGCTCCGGCTTTTTCAGAGATTGCGGATGCGGTTGCGGATGCAGCACAGAAATTTACCAGGTGGATCCAGACAGACGAAGCGAAGCAGCTCCTCGGAGAGCTGACAGAGTTGGCCAAAAATCTCGCCAGCTCATTCCTTCAGAATCTCCAGCCGGCGATATCCAAAGCAATCGACATTTTCAAAAGCATCAGCGGCGCTGTGCAGTTTTTGTCGGACAATTTTGAGACGATTGCCGGCGTTATCACCGGGCTGATTGGTGTATGGCTCGGGCTCAAGACCGCCATGGCGGGGCTGCAGATCGCAGCTCTGGTCACCAATCCGATGGGTGGCGTCGTGGCTGCCATCGCGGCGGTCGTGGCGGCAATCGGTCTGCTGGTGGCCAACTGGGACAAGGTCAAACAGGCCGGAGCAAAGGCTTGGGAAATGATTAAAAGCGCATGGAACGCTGCCGGCAGTTGGTTTAGTGGCATCGTGTCCAGTATAGCCAACGCCTTTACCAGCATCCCGTCTAAGATCAGCGGCTTTTTCTCCCAGGCGTGGAGCTCAGTGCAGAGCGCCTGGAGCTCGGTCGTGTCGTGGTTTAGTGGCATTGTCAGCAATGTCTCCAATGCCTTCACATCCATCCCGAGCAAGATATCCGGCTTTTTCTCCCAGGCGTGGAGCTCGGTGCAGAGCGCCTGGAATTCAGCAAAATCGTGGTTCAGCGGGATTGCAAGCAGTGTCACCAGCGCATTCAAGTCCATCCCGTCGAAGATTGGCAGCTTTTTCTCCTCCGCCTGGTCTGGCGTGCAGTCAGCGTGGAGTAATGCCGGCTCTCGGTTTAGTCAGATCGGCAGCACGATTGTGCAGGCCATCAGCTCCACCATCTCACAGCTGCCGAGCAAGGCGCTGGGCTGGGCCAGGGATATGATGGAGGGATTCGGCCGTGGGATCTCAAATTTTATGTCGAAGGTCACACAGCCCGTCAAGGATTTGGCGAGCAAAATCGCGGGATTTCTGCATTTCTCTCGCCCGGATGAAGGGCCATTGCGGGACTACGAGACGTGGATGCCTGACTTTGTCGGTGGCCTGGCTCGAACGCTGCAAGCCAGCCAGCCGGTCCTGGATCGGGCCGTTGCCAGCCTGGCCAGCGGAATCGAGGGACAGGCAAAAGGCATCACGCTGTCTGCATCACAGACGGCAGCGGCACAGCAGCCTATCGTGCTGCAGGTGGATGGCAAGACATTCGCCAGGCTTGTCACGCCATACGTCGACAGCCAGCAGGGACAGACATGGGGCACATCGATGCGACTGGGGGTGAGCATGGCATGAGATTTAACGGCATGAGCCCATCTGAGATCTCACCTAAGATTTTTGTATCCCATGAGATCATCTCCCCCATCCCGCCGCGCGCGGTGCGGATGGTTGCTGCATCCAGGCAGTCCTATCTGGCCGGAGTGGATCTCTCCCCGCGGGAGATCCACCTGCACCTCAACTATGCCGGGAGGTCCATCGATAACGCCAACCATTTGGCAGCCAAGGTGGCGGCGCTTTTTTGCCGGGACGATCTGGCCGAATATGAGCCGACGCATATGCCGGGCAAGGCATTTAGTGCAATTCTGCAGAGTGCATCAGAGCCGGAGTGGCACTGGGGGTTTGGCGTGGTAGAGTACACTTTTATTGCACCGCGCCCATTTATGCACTCAACCAGTGCGACGGTCATCGCCGGAGGCGCACAGGTTTACATGGAGCCACGCGGGACCGTACCGGCGCGGCCGATTATCACGCACCGGATGGCAGCGGCATCCAGTGCGCTCACCGTCAGCATCAGCGACGGGGAGACGTCGCCGGCGGTCATCATGTCCGTCCGCAATCCGTCGGGCGCTGATCTGCCGGCAGGGCTCCTGGTAAATATCGACTTTGAGAGCCGGCTGTGCAGTATCAACGGAGTGGCAGCCAACGAGTACATCGACTACACCGTGAGCGACTGGCACCCGGGGATCACGGGCGGAACGCTCATCACTCTCTCCGACTCCGGGGATACGACAGTGAGGTGGGCAGACGAGTGGATGTAAGCATTATCAGTCAGGAGGATGTCCTCCGGGCATCATGTGAGGCGCTGCAGCTGCAGCACAACGAACGTGAGGGCACCCTGTATGCACAGGTCCCTGGCACCGTGCAGCTGCTCGCCGGAGACAGCATCGGTTTTACGGATGTATCCGGGAGGTATCGGCTTTTTGAGATATCCTCCCGGGAGCTCCGGGAACCGGATGGGATTTGGGAGATCAATGCCGTCGATAAGGCTATCCGGGAGCTGATGGATGATCCCATCACCGAGGTCAGGGCCAGAGATATCACCATCACGGCGTATCTCACCCGTCTCCTGGCATCGACACGATTTAGCATCGGCACGATCGGCGTCACGCCTACCGGCACGACGACCGGATATTATGAGAGTGTATGGTCGGCCATGGTCAAGGCTATGGCGGCCTATGATGTGCGACTGGTCCCTTACTACACCCTGAGCGGCGGCATCGTAGCCGGCAGATACGTCGATATCCTGAGCACGGCAGCGACAGATCGCGGCCGTATTTTTGAGCTTGGCGACGATCTGACAGGTCTATCCATCACATACGATGACAGCCAGATAAAAACCGCGCTCTTTGGGCGCGGTCAGGGCGTAGAGGTCGAGGGTAGCGACGGCACCGACCCGGCATACGGGCGGCGACTGACATTTGCGGACGTCACATGGACAACCGCTGGCGGGGATCCTGTCGACAAACCGGCCGGACAGGAGTGGGTCGGAGATCCGGACGCACTGGCAGCATATGGCCGCGGCGGCCGGCACCGGTATGGGTACGTCACCTTTGACCAGGTGACAGACCCCGAAGAGCTCCTGGAAAAGACATGGGCGTACCTCCAGAAAATTAAGGACCCGATGATCACGATCACGGGCACCGTGAGGGATACGGCCAGACTCCTGGGGCGCAGCCATGAGGCTGTCTCGCTGGGAGACAGTGTGCTGGTACGCACCGTGCGCACAGTCGACGGCGTCCGGACAAAGACGGACATCCGGGCACAGATTATCGACATCATCCGGGACTATGTGCAGCCGGAGGAGACCAAGCTGACCATCGGTAACGCCGCCATCACTGCTGGGTCCATCATCCAGCAGATGACGCAGACCCTCGATAACTACAGCAGCCGGTCGGCTGTCTGGGACAGAGCAAATGCATTTGACCTGCAGGGCGTCATGGATGTGATGAACAACCAGATTACATCTACGGTCGGCGGCTGGTACACCGACCCGGACACCGGCGCGATTATGCTGGTATCATCCGACAGGACGAAGGCTATGAGGCTCACCGGTGCCGGATGGCAGATTGCATCCGGCAAAGATTCCTCCGGCGCGTGGATCTGGAGGACGGCGGCCACCGGATCCGGGATCGTCGCCGATACCATCACCTCCGGGCGGATCAACGCAGGTCTGATCACGATCGCCGGCACCGGGACAACGCTTGACGGTACCAGCATTGTCGTGCTGCATCCGTCAATCTCCAACACAGCCCGGACGGAGATCGATGCCAGCGGCCTCAAAATGTACAACGGCGGAGCTCTCATCGGAGGTGTTGCGACACTCAACGGCGTTGTTACGTCCATCATCCAGACACTGTACAATGCCGCCATCCCGCTGCTCAAAATCAACGTCGGCGAGCATTCCGGAGGCGTTGCTGATGCGGTCGAGGGGCTGGATGTGCTGTACAACGGCACGAGCATCCTGACACTGGGCGCCGGATTTATAGAGGGAACAATTACAAACGCCGAGATTGTATCTGACCGAGGCATTATCATATACAGCCATAACCGCTCTGTGACAATCGCAGCCGGCAACACCAACGTTACCGTTGATTATGACGGAGATATTGAGTTTTCTGGTTATAAGTCCGACGGGACTACTTATACTTTTAAAGGCTCTGATGTCTATAGACTGATCGACTAAGGGAGGAAGCAAATGACATGATACCCACCAGGACACTCACTGCCACGCTGGAGATCAGCACCGGCAGCATGATCATTACTAATAGGCCGCCGGCTTTTACGGGGGAGGCTGATGCACTCAATGTCAGCATCTCAATGCTGGATGGTGGCGTCGCCTACTCCCCCATCGGCAACGTCGTCGCTCAGCTGTACCTGTACTGGGCAGGCACGATTGACATGAGCGAGGCGGTAGACCTCACCATCACCGGCAGCACGCTCACCGGTGCACTCCCGGATACCCTGACGGCGGTTCCGGGGTGTCCACTGATGGTCATCCAGCTGACTGATGCAGATACCGGGGCGCTGATCGTGGCAGCGGCGTCGCCGATCCAGATCACCAACGTACTCGGCGAGCGTGTCATCTCCTCCCGGCCGGCGACACCATCTGAGATCGTATACATCGGCCGGTCTCCGTACATTGACACGACGACAGGCCACTGGATGCAGTGGGACACGGCCACCCAGGATTACGCCGACACCGGCGTAACGGCTGCCGGCAGTCCGGCGACTTTTACAGCTGTGGCCACTACCCTGGCAGCCGGATCCGCGGCGACCGCCAGCATTACCGGCACGCCGACCGCTCCTGTGCTCAACCTGGGCATCCCGCGCGGAGCGGATGGCCAGGACAGCGCCGTCATGTCGGTAAACGGCCAGACCGGTGCCGTTGTCCTGGATGCAGACGATATCGAGTCCGGCGTAGTGGAGTCGGGCAACTCGGTTGCCGATGACCTTGGGGCGCTTTCTCAGCAGATTGCGAAATTGGGAGCTACATTCTGGCAGGTTATTGTTGAGGACAATATGTTTGTCATGTACTGGCATGGTGTAGAGGCTGAAAGCCCTATATCGGTAGCCCTTGAAGGAGCAAATTATGTGGCATATATCGAATCTTAAAGGAGGTATGTAAATGAGTGTAAGAGTCGGTCCTGTTGGACATACGATGTTTTATTTGATTATTGGGTTAATGCTAACTCATTGTCGAAACATCATGCTGTTATTGTTCCAGATACCAACTTGGCAACATGCCAAATGAATAGCACGAATACTACATCCGGCGCGTACTATAATTCTGATTTCCGCACTGGTAACAACAGCAATACGGGCAGAGCAACTGCTATTTCAGCAGTAAATGGTGCTTTTGGCTCTGCACATATCCTGACATATAAAGACTATCTGCATAGCGCAGTTACGGATGGACATCCGAGCGGACAGGAGTGGGCTGATTGCACTGTCGAATTGATGAATGAGGAAATGGTATACGGTGGGCATATCTTTGCTCCTATTGCAAATGGCTCAGCCGTATATTCGAACTATACTACGTCAAAATCGCAGTTGCCGTTGTTCCAGCATGATCACAGCAGGATCAGTAACCGCACCAACTGGTGGCTCCGTAGCGTTGTCAGTTCCGCTTACTTCGCTTTTGTCGGCTACTACGGGGCCGCCAGCTACGACGGCGCCAGCGGCAGTAATGGCGTGCGCCCTGCTTTCGGTATCGTACAATCCTAAATCTCGCCTCGAAGGGGCGAACAAAAACCTGAAAAGAGATGATCATATCTGAGTGTTCCTAAATCCGAACAGAACTTATCTCAAATGGAGTTCTGGAAGAATGCGTGTTCAATTGAGAAAGAACTAGCGTTTATTGTACTGAAAGACTTTGGTATCAAACCAAGGACCAGAGATCCAAACTTTTACACAAAAGCTTATAGAATGAGCGATGAAGATGCTTCCACTCTACAGGAACTGTGCGAGAAATACGGGATAAAGAAGGTTTCAGAATCTTATCCTGACTGGATAATCGATTATCACAGGAAACGAATAATTGAGTTACTGGCAGAGCTAAAGGAAAATATTCGTTGTGCAAATGAGGTTTATCCATATTACCGAGAAGAATACATCGACAGAAGACGCTATCAAGACGAAGCGATTCGTTGCTGCGGAAAATTATATGATGCATTCACTCTCATCAAGAATATGTTTTCTATCGATCCAGATAAATACATGGGAGTCGTAGAGAAGATTGAACGTGAGAGAGCTTTGTTAAAAGGATGGAGAAAATCAGATAACAAGATCATAGCTCAGATCAGGAAACGAGAGCAAGGTAAATAGAAATTATAGGGTAACAACTGTGCACCAACTGGTGGCTCCGTAGCGTTGTCAGTTCCGCTAACTTCGCTAATGTCAACAACAACGGGAACGCCAACAACAACAACGCCAGCAACAGTAATGGCGTGCGCCCTGATTTCCTGTACTGTTCCCTGTGACTATATGTCGTGAACAGACACCGAAAGGAGTTGTTATCCTTGCAGAAATGCTAAATAAATTCGAATGATGCCTATCAGTACGCTGATAGGCTATACACATCCGAGGTGTTACATGGGT